TCAATACCACCGACAACACCCGAAGTAGGGCTGGTGGCAACGAGCAGCTGAAGACCACCAACAGAGTTGGTCACCGAGCCGTCGCCATACACACCCTGGGAGAGACCGTTCATGAACGTATCTTCAGCGTTCATAATCCGGCTTTCAAGCAGGTCGATAATCGCTTCTTCACCGGAGTTCTGAAGCTCTTCCAAACCGCTGATGCTGACGGCAACAGCAGCCTGACGGATCGGGAATTCAGCCGCGCTGAAAACCTGAGACGGGCTGATGTTCAAGCTCTGGTAACCGGAGTACCACTGGAAGGTCTGGTTATCAGCGTAATTGAGTTCCTGGACGATAGTTCGTCCACCGGAGAAAGTCTTCATATTGCCGCGTCGGCTAAGGCGCAGAAGCGCAGCGTTGTTGCGGCTCATGTTGTCGGCAAGTTCACCCGTACGGTTACGAAGCGTCGTGGTGACAATTTCCGACAGATTCGGAAAGGCCATGTGATATCAATCCCTTAAAGGGTTGGTTAAATTTCGGGTGAACTGCGTTGCTGTTCCTGATCAAGTTGTCTTGATCGTACTAAGTCAGCAGGTAGTCTGAGCCTTGTAGGGCTACTAAATGTATCGTGATTGTAATCGTTAAAGATTATTTGTCAAGGATACTTCTGCTTCTTACCAGCAATCTTGTTCGTCTTTGTATGACCAACAATATTCGATTGCTTCGGCTTCTTTAGAATACCAACGCTCCGTTTGACCCCCAGAGGTATCTTAAAGTGACTCTTTACCCCTGAGGGTCCTTTACGGATCATGAACTCAACTCTTCCATTGCATCTCTGATACTCTGTTTGACGGTCTTGCCCTTAGTAACGGGCTTCTTTGACAACTCACCCGACGGTGTCTGCGGGGAAATACTACCGGCGGCACGCTTTGCTTTAGCAGCCTGCTCAGACTGAAGCTTTGCTTCCTGAGTCTGCTTAGCCTTACGGGCTGCGTCTGCTTTAGCCGTTTCATCGGCCAAGATCTTAGCCCTAATGTCGGGTCGCGCCCAAATAGCTGCATCATAGGCAGCATCAAGGTCTATACGTCCATCCTTTAGGGGGATTGCAGCGACACCAGTATTAGGATCAGGAGTCAGCAGATGACCCATCATGATTCTTACATCCTGAAAATAAGGCTTTTCCTTAGCCCAAGTTTCAAGAAGTTCGTGGGTCTTTGCTAGGGACTGCTCAGCAAAGTTCTGCTGCATGTAATACTGTTGCTGACGGGTCTGTTCTATAGTATCCTTGAGCGTCTTGGCCCAAGACGGCATTTCCTCGCCTTCAACTTCAGGCTCAGCTTCCTGTTCAGGCTTGACTTGGGGCTGTGCCTGTTGAGTCTGATTAAGGCCAAAAGCAGCCGCAATCTTACGTGGGTCATACCCATAGCTCTGAATTAGGGCCGGGAATGCCTGGTCAGGGTTCTTGCTAAGTGCTTCAAACCACTGGAAGATCTGGGCTACTGCCTGCCCAGGTGTCTTGTTGAACCGCTTGATCTCATCAAGATGCGGGGCAACAGCCTTGTCAAACTCAGAATACTTATCCTTGAGTTCCTTGACACCCTTTTCTACATCAGCTTCCCGTTTAGTAATAGCGGCCTTGACGTGGTTTGGAATGTCATCCCAAGCCGCCTTTGCATCTTTCGTCCAAGCCGAGGGCGGTTGGGCCTCGGTAGTTGGCTGTACCTGGGTTTGTTCCTCAACTTCTTCCGAAGCCTGCTCAGGTTGTTCTACCTCTTGTTCCGGTTCAACAACATCACTCTTTCGTGACTGAACCTTACGTTCCTTGATACGTTCTCGTGGTTCACGTTCCCGTTCCTCAGGTTCATCACGAGCTTCTTCAAACGAACGCTCAAGGCTTTCCCTGACTGACAGCCGTTCACCTTTCGGATCCGGCGGGGGAAGGGTCTCGGTCTGCTGAACTTCGGTATTCAAATCAACCATAACTATTTCCTATGTTGATTAACTGCTTCGACTATAATTCTATGTAAATCTAACTGACTTTGGGACTTAGTCTTTGGCGATGGTGCCAACCCAATATATTCTGTCGGTGGCAACAAAGATACTCTAGCCTTTTCTTTAGCAATGTGCTCATCAGAACCAAAATTCTGGTAGGCTATACCGACCCGCCTGCAAAAATCTTGATGTGACTTCCTACGTTTGCACCGACGCCAAAATTCTGGGCACCATGTCAACCATAATCTATACCAAAATCCAAACTTTCTAGGCCGAACTACGGGTATTAAGGTAAGGTGACTACCTAGTTCGTGGAGGTAACACTTTCCGTCCCTTACAATTTTAACCCATCGGCCACCATACCTTACTAACTCACCATTTTTCATCTAATCACGCCGAATCCCGTTCTTAAGTTCCCAAATCGTACGCCGTATATCGTCAACTCGTTTACGACGGTCTAGGGGGATTGGTTTCCTAGGCTTAGGATTCATAATCGATGAATCGTTGCCAACTTCTACGCATCCTGCTGCTTTAGTTTCTTTCCTGAACTCTGACTTCGACGTAAAATACTTCCCAGTCGCCATGTGCCGGGTTGGCTCCATAGTGTCCGAGATGACATAGAACTTTGGATCTTTTGAGTTCTTTTCACCGGCAATACTTGCGTCAACCATTCCGTTTTCTGACGCATCAGGGTGATTAGGACGGTACACTAAAGGCATTACTTACTATCCTTAATTTCTAATTGCTTTTCAAGCTGTTCAATACGAGCAGATAAAAGCCCTAGATAATCGGCTTTATTTGGTTCGCAAGGGCAACCAATTTTATCCTCAAGCTCTTTGACCCTTCTTAGTAGGTCTTGAAATTCCTTCAACTGATCCAAACCCCACGGAACATAAGCCGGGGTTAACGGAGTGGTAGGTTGTGGGATAAGATGGTGCCACGGATTATTCGGCCCAGGCTGCCAAGGTGGATTTCTTTGGAACTGCCAATCTCCAATCATACAATACACACACATTTACTTACTTCCTGACGGTTTGGGCTTGGATGCGGCAACTTTGGCTTTTTTGATATCCAAAGCGCCCTTTTCCATAGCCTGACCATGTGACAACTTAGCAGTCTTCATCTGCTGTTGGTGAGCAGCTTTCTGAGACTCCATATCATGTTCATGCTGCTCTTTCGAGGCCTGCATATCAAAATGTGACTGTTCCATCTCATTTTGAGCCTTAGTTTCCTCAACATGGCCCTTCAATGCAGTATTCTGCATATCCATGCCGGTTTTCTGAATATCGGCATGGCTCTGCTGCATTGCAGCCCTAGCCTTCATTTCCTCGATTTCTAGCTTCTTGAGTTCAATCTGAAGCTGGATCTGCTGCATTTGCAGTTCCATTTGTGACTTCATAGTCTCATGTTGGGCATTTCGCTCTTCACCGGCATTTTCAATAGCCTGCCGTTGAACTTCTGCTTGGGCCTGAACATGATCTGACTGTGCTTGCATAGTAGCAGCCTGAATCTTCTGCTGAGCAAGCATCTGATCAGACTGCATCTTGGATTGAGTCTGCTGTCCTTTGACTTGAACATCCTGCATTTTGGCTTCGGCAGCCATCTGAGCCGCTTGAGCCTTAATCAAATCGGGATTTGGCTGACTTTGAGCCTTTTGTTTCATTTCTTCTTGGGCAGAATCAGTGAAATCTTCAATTGCCTGCTCAAGATCACGGCCAACAGGGAACGCTCTGACACCAAATTGCAGGAATTTGCCCAAAAGTGGGACCGAACTCGGGAGATTTCCCCCAATCATGGCAAATTGCTCCAAGAATTGGGTCATTGCGGCCAAAAATGCCGTCCTGTCCTCACGATCTTGTTCAGCTTCGCCAAAAATCGAGCTGTCAACCTCAATATCAACCCTGAATCCACGCAATCTCTCATTCCTAAGGAGGTCGATAGCCCTCTTAATCCTCATCATCCCCTGGATTTTATCCAGCATTTCGGGAGGAATTTGGATTTGAGACTGCTGATAAGGCTGCAATTGCCCTTGAGGCTGATTTTGGGGAACGGGTAAACCGGGACCCGGAGGCCCCGGCTGTCCGGGAGCCTGATTCCCCATTCCTTGGGGGGCCTGACCGGGGGGATTTTGTGAAAAAGGCGGTGGGCTCGCAGGAGGTTGCGGAGGCCCACCGCCAGTTACCGGCGAGCCCACAGGAGGAGAAGGGCCGTTTAACGCCGGGGGAGGAGTTGACGAAGCCTGTAACATAGACAGGTCAGGCATGTCCATAGTGCCTAACCCTTGTTCATATAATGCGCCTGAAACCTCAATCAAGGATTGCGGGCTAAAATGTTGACACATTATGTCGGCAATTATACGCAACGTATCACGAGCAAACCTAGCAATCTCATTCTGACGCTTTGTTAGACGATTGCCTGTATGGTTCTGCTTGAGCCTGACACCACCCAACGTCTCACGTTCGTCAGACGTACCGCGCATAATATCGTTGATACCGGTCAAACGATCCATTTCTTCAATGGCTTGCTGCTTGACGGCAGTTAACTGTTCAATAACCCCCATGATCTCCTTCAACGGAAGGAGTGAAATATTCCCAGCAACACCATCCTTTTCAGCAAACGCTGCCCAGTCATCAACCGGGATAAGTTCGTTTTCAACTGATTCGTTCAACAGCCGTTTGATGCTCTCGGCGGCTGCGTTATAGACACCGGCTACCTTACAAGCCTTAGCCAACATTGAAATTCGCTGAGTAAGCTCATCTATTTGAATAGCTTGGTCTTGGTACTGGATGAAATCTGGTACGGGTACTAACGTATTTGATGTAGGATTAGCGAATAACGGGCGGGGGCAAGGAAAGAAATTCTCCAAGTGCAACGGGTCTTCCTTGCGGTCACACAAGTACGGATAGCCTTCTGCGACCCAGTAGACACACATGTCTGTCCGGGACCAAATTTCATATACCTGAGCCTTTTGTTCTACTTCATGCCCCTGCTGGGTGTCTCCCTGACGCCTTTGGTGACGGTCATCTTTTTGAAGCGGGATTGCCCTACCAATATCAGGGCCGAACCGCCGCTTCATTTGTTCGCGGGTCATAAAAACCCGCTTACCAACGGCTATGACTTCTTTCCAAATTCTGGCCCTAACCGGGAATCGGTAAAAGTCAGTCCATTGAATAAAATCAACCGGGCACGATTCCCTGACGATGCGGTCGCTTGTAGACCTTAGCTTTTCAAGCTCTTCTTCTTTTTGGTGATCATCTTCACCAATATCCTCAAGGATATCACCCTTGGTGTCACTGATATCTTGTTCACTATCAGACGGGATCGATACGCCTTCTTCAAACTCAGGCTCGTACCTTACCCAAACGGTTCCCTGACCTGGAAGCAGATAATCCTGAACCGCTTGCTCCATTGCCTCCGGAAAGCCATTAACTTCAATTTCATTCTTCAAAGCTCTTTCGAGCATTTGAGACGCGTTGCGGCCGGTTGGGTCTTTATCCTTGAACCGCCGTTCAACAACCGGAACTGGTGTCTTGCCATACAATGCAGGCATAAGGATCTGAACATTAGCCCACAAAGCATTATATCGGCGCTGACCTTCTTCATCAACCCGATTACGCTCGTCCCGGTAGCGCCGTTCGATAGTTGACCCACGCTTTAAGTGACGTTTGATTTCCTTGTCATCATCATAAGAAATAATCTGGCTCAGCCAATACGACGCCAAACGGCGGCCTTCTGCGCCGCCATTCTTTCCAGCCAATTCATCAAGCTCGAATTCACCAGACCTCGTTGGCCCAGCATCTTCAAAGCCTTCGCTCCGTTGAGGATCTTGACCGTTGTCCATTATTTAATTCTCAAATTGCGGGTACGGTCCATTTTCTGTTCATTGTACTTAAAAACGTCTTCCAAAGTAACAGAGCACTGTTCTGGGTCAAATGACAATATCTTTGGCCTTGCTTCTTCCTTACTTCTAACTTTACCAGCAATCATCTTGTCAAGGACTTGCCCTAACAACCCCAAAGCGTCAACTTGGTCGTCAGTCTTACCGGCAGGGAAATTCAACAACTCACGCCTGAAATCCGGATACCATTCAGCCGTGATTGGAAAGTAAACCTTCTTATTGGCCATGCGGCCACGGATTGATTGGGCACGAATACGCTTGTCACCTTTGGTTGGGAACTGTGCCCTAGCAATATAGAGCCTACGCTCCATTAATCGTTTCTGCAAGAACGGTCCAACACCCGCCCTGATTTGACCATTTTCTTCGGCCCAACCCATAGGCTTCCACTTTTGGACTAGATCGCAGAACGCTTCAACCCACTTGTCACTCGACGTACGCATCCGCCAAAGATCGAGAATCCACACATTATCTTGTGGATCAACTCCCGCCACCACATGGACCGTATAATTTCCCCCTTCATCAGTAGTGGCATAATCACTAGCGCCATACACATGAAGGGAATCTTTTTCTGGGCACTTGATCTTGGTTCCCCCACCATATTCCATAAACCAATCAGCTTGAAAGAAATCACCCGTTTCTGGGGCTGGGCGCTGCTGATACAACGCCGACCACATTCTAGGGTCGTCTTTAAATTCATCAAAATGAGACTCGCCGAACCATTCTGGCCATAACCGTTCGCCTTTCATACGGCCTATCGGGTCGTCATCACGTTCGGCAATTGCAGGTAAGCAGACTACATACCACTCACGACCATCCCGGCCAGTTATAAAGCCACTCTCACCGTTGTAGTTGTCAGGCAAGATCCTGCCTGAGATATCATCCTCATGCCATCTGGTTGATATGCCGACTTCCCAGCCATTAGGCTTCAACCGGCTTCTGAATGAATTCCTGTATTCAGCCCAGACCTTGTCTCGTTGAACCTTTGAATCGGCTTCTTCACGGTTCTTGATCAGATCGTCCCAAATAATACCATCGGCACGTCGGCCGGTAATACCGGCTAGGATGCCTCGTGACGTCCAAGAACTACCATTAGTCAACACCCACTCATCGGCTGCCGCAGATTCAGCCGACAAACGGGTGTTGAAAATACGTTTGTAAACATCTTGATTGACTATAGACCTGGCCTTACGGCCAAAGATCTTAGGAAGGTCACTACCGTAGGATGAAAGGATAACATGCTTCTGACTAAACCTGCCTAGGTAGTAGGTTGGAAATACAATCGACGTATACGTCGACTTGGCCGACCCTGGGGGCATAAACCCAAGTAATCGCTTGAGTTTTCCGTCAGCTACGTCTTGAAGCCGCTTCAGCCAAAGAACATGGTGGGCACCAAACGATGACCCCCTTACTCTGAACTTTTCCTTTTCTTCATCGTCAACTTGAACTTCAACGTCAGGAATGTCAATTGTACTGGCGTAGGTTAACAGGTCGCTCTTCGCTCTCTGGCGCTTCTGCTTCTCTTCTAGTAAGCTTTTCAACTCTGTTGAGAGCTTCTGCAATTCTTGTGTCGAGCTCTTCAGCATTGACTTCCTTCGGCTTTACATCAGCGTTAAGGTTCGTATTCACCTGGGTAACTGTAGGCTTGCCAAACCCACGGTCCTGAATAAGTTGAATCGCCTGAAGTCTAACACTTCCGACTTCATTTTCGTTACGCATAATTTCAGCCGCGATCTTCATTGACTCTTCTGTATAGTCACGAGCAATATCTTGAAGATCTTTACGATCGGCCGCGATCTTATCAGCCCTTGCCATCCGCTTAGCTTCCTTTTCCTTCTTAGCTTCCCGTTCAGCCTTAGCTGCTAGATAGGCTTCTTTAGACGGGTGCCCCATATAGTTCCAACCACCAAAGAACGTTCCCTCACGGTCCTTATACTGATGACCCTTCCTGAACCGTCCTGAATTTGGGCTTTTTTCAGCCCTGTATCCGTCGCTTTTTGCCATTATGCTCCCTTAGCCTTCTCAAAATAACGGCACCAACCTTTGTGGTCTATAAACCCCTGAACAGCCGTACATCGGTTTTCTTCACGGTACATAGAACAATAGCCTTTCGGCCACTGTGTGTCTGGCCCACAATGACTTGTGGGGCTTCCTTTGGAAGCCCCATAATTTGCTTCTGGTTTAGTTGATTTCTTAAGGGCGTCAACGACGTCCTGATTACTTAGCGCCAATTCGATGCGCCCTCGAATGCCCAGACATACGGAGCGGACCCTTCATCTGGGAAACGCTATGCCCATAGCCGTGGCCGCTGTTGGAAGTCTTGAAGCGGTGGGCGTCGCCCTGAGGCTGAGTGTGGTGCATCGCCTTACCATGAGACCCTTCCTTAGGCATACCAGCGACATTCTCAGTATGAAGGGGGCTCTTCCACCGCATAGGCTTATGGTCGTCAACACTACCAACAGCCTGACCATTCGGCCCGTGATGCGATCCAGTATGGGCATCAGTCTGATAACCCTCACCCTTGCCAGAATGCCCGGCACCCTGGGGCGGACCGACAACTGCCTGTCCAGTATGGGGAAGCGGCTTGTTATAAAGTTCACCAGCGGCAGGCCACATCAGGTTCTGGTTTCGGCCAGACCCACCATGAGACGAACCATCGTAGCCTTTGCCCTTGCCACCGCCGATACCATCATGAACGATGGCCTTCTTGGCGTGAGGGTTCCTAAGGGTAGAACCCTCCGGGTGGGGTTTCATCTGCTTAGCCATTATTTGGTCCTTTTAGGTTTATGCCCGTACTTCTTGCCGGTGTCGGCGTTGTGAAATTCTTTTGCAACTTTGACTGGTATGTCGGCAACTTTGCCTTTAGGCTTCCACCCGTGAGCAATAGCACTCATAGTCTTAGCTTGCTTGACTGACTTGGACGGCACTACTTGGTTTCCTTTTTAAGGTCGACGGCAAACATGCCTTTAGGCCCATCACGAACGACACAGCTAACAGCTTCGCCCTCGGTCAAATCATCTGTAATACCTGACTTGACAAGTTGCTGCTTATGGGCGAATACGTCGCGGTTGATGCCTTCAACGATCAGAAACCCAAAACCTTTGGTAGAATTAAACCACTTAACATAACCCGTATGCCGGACTTGATCACTCATTCTGACTTTCCAATGCTACCGCTCTTAGGGAGCCTTCATCTACCCAAACTGGGACCTTCCTGCCAAGCAGGTCGATAAGAACACGAACACGGTCTGCGTCTCGCATTCCTTCGACTACACCATACATTAAGACTGATCCCTGTTCAAGGCGAACTTGATCTCCAGGTTGGAACTTATCTTTAGGCGTCAATTGGACTAACCCCTTAACTTCCCTTGATTTAATATCGTCGATAGCTTTATCTGGGACGACTGCTGGTCGGTTCTCAGTCGTCAAGATCAACCTTGAGACACCACGGGTCCCATTGATACAATGCCATCTGTCGGTGATGAGAACAAATATGTAACGAGGGAACAACAACCGAATCTTTGATTCTTTACCAACTCCTTGAGAATACTTAGGAATGTATGTGTCAAACCCTTGACGATGTAGGTTTTCAGCCGCAGTATGTTCAAGCTGGGCCTTCGTGAGGGCAACCGACCAGTACGGCATTCGTAATGCCCTCCGTATATTGCGTAAGCTATGTCTACTTATTTGTGTACTAATGTCAACACCTTACGCGGGGACCCATGAAACCAACGACACTCACAATAGATGATCTACGCAAATCAGTTGATCTTGATAAGGTAATGCGACTTTTAAAGGAGTTTGATGGCGAAGCCAACATCAGCGCCTTATGTACCTTAGCAGCCGCGTTAGGCGTGTTGATAGGCGGGGAGGCCGATTCAGCCGAGCAACTCATGGCAGCACAAACCGCAGTCAGCTTTATAATCCATGATGCGGCTCAAGCTGCGATCCGTGAACGGCTACCTGTCGCAGCCATCAACGAACCTGAGATCGACAAACCAACGCTTCAGTAGGAGGGAGTATGGGGCCAAATCTTACCCTTACAAAGCGCCAAATAAAAGAATTGATGGCTACTGCTGACAGGCGTGATTTCCTCTGTAAGAATGTCCCGAAATGCCAAAAATGCCTGCACGAACAAGTTCAACTGGTCGGATACGCTGAAAAACCAGCCTCGTGGAAATGTAGGATGTGCAAACATTGGTTTGAGTTTGAACCCTAAATGCGAGCATAGCTCAGCTGGATAGAGCAACAGCCTTCTAAGCTGTAGGTCGTTGGTTCGAATCCAACTGCTCGCGCCATGTGAGTAAGATGACACACATAACACCAATAACTAAGTTTGATGGTTGGTCCGTCAAGCGTGAAGACTTGGCCTGCTGGACGAGCCTTGAATACCCGTCAGGGTCAAAGGTTCGTCAGTATTCCGAAATGGCAGCCAAGACTGCCAAAATACCCCACTTGAGCCTACCAGAATATGCCCCATGCATCGTTGGGTGTTCGGCTAATTCATGTATGCAGGTATATGTCGCCGCAACGGCTAAGATCCTCAACACAAAAGGAATCATATATACAGCCGCCCGTAAGGTCAGGTCGGATGCTACGTTGTATGCTGAATCGATGGGGGCTGAAATTGTCGAAGTCAAACCAGGATATCTAAGCGTTATAAAGCAACGAGCTCATCAACGAGCTAGCGAACTTGGGCAGGTTGTCCAATGGAACCCAAATCTGGCGATTCAAGACGTAATCCAACAATGTCAGAATATCCCTCCAGATACCAAACGCATCATCGTACCGTCAGGGAGTGGCCTTGTTGCAGCGGGTGTCCTGGCTGGTTGTGCTCGATACGGGTTGAAGAATACAGTTGTAGTCGTAGCAACGTCGACAATGCTGGATTTCCAGAAGGTGTTGTTACGAGCTGGACGTGCTTCAGACGGGTATACGCTGCCGTGTTCAGTGTTCACACCGGCTACTTCGAGCTACAACGATTACGCGATTCAAACCCTCCCGGATGGAACACCTCTAGATCCGTTTTACTCCGCAAAATCAATTCACATGCTAATGACAGGTGATCTGTTGTGGCCTCCGGGGCTACGTCCGGTTTGTTCGATGCCTAAAGATTGCCAAGAAAAGTTCAAGTATTGGAGGGGGCCATGAAATGTGTCAAATGCCGAAAGGATCACAACGAACCGTACAAGATGTGCGGGAAGTGCCGAATGCGGAACCGGATAAATCTAAAGAAGTTTGAACTTCGGTTGAAAGAAGCCGGTAGTGCCAAAAAACGGTATCGGCGGTTAATGACTCAACAAGATCTTGACAAGCGACGTATCAAGGATCGCCAAGCTAGATTTTTGATGCGTCAAGAACTAAGGGCAGCAAACCCGTTGATAGATCGAGCTGTGGAGATACTTCTGAATGGCGAAGGTCAACAAACGTAGGCGTCAAAAGGTTAAGAACCGTAAGAAGGCGGCGCTGGGCAAGTACGGTCGGGTAAATCAGAAGCCCGTTCGGACATGACAAGCCATGCCTGAGCCATGGACAACCTGAGGGGCTTTTCTGCTGGCGGGCCGGTCATGGCAAGGTAAAGTTCTTGGATCGCGTGAAGCCGGTATGATCTGGTAGACATGCAACCTCCTGTGTTAAGTCACCCTAACCAAAGTCCGGTATTGTGTATGTTCAAAATTGATCACATTCTAATAAATGAGGGAAAGATGAACGTAACAAGGATTGATGACATAGGCGACAAGTTCGAGCTTGATAAGGATGGGTACACGAAGGAGTTGATGAAGGTAAGGGTGTTTCAGAACAAGGGATGGTGGTGGGAAATAGTCCACCCTAATCCAAAAGTTGTTGCCCTGCCTATGGTCGGCCCGTTTGCAACGAAGCAAGAAGCTTATGACAATTTGAAGGGATGGGACCTGCCTGATATAACCCCAGATCAGGATATTGATGATGTGATCCTGGCAGATCAGGTGGCTGATGCTGGGTTGTCAGACAGCTTGGTATCGGGGATGCTGGATTCAGGTGATGACGATCAAGTCTCAAAGGCCAACGAGCTGATCAAGAAGTCGTATGACTAGGAGGTTAGAATGGATGAAAAAACAAGGGTAACGCTAGAATACATACGCGATTTGACAGATAGACCGTTAATAAACCCACTAGAGACGGGGTTCAGACATACACAATTATCAGTCAAGGAACAGTTAGATCGATACGATGAGTGTTGTAAGGAGGTTCATCGTATAGTCCTGAGTCTTATCGAACAAAACGAATAAAAGTTAGAATTTTCTGGTGCCGGGGACAGGTGAGCCTACGTATTCGTATAGGGGTGTCATTGATGACCTCTTTTGTTTATCCTGAAAATCCTCATCGTTCGGCGTCCGTCGTCGGTCCGTGTCGCTCGTCGTCGACAGTGTCGTGTCCAACGACATGTCGCGAAGATGCGACACTGTCGCGCAGCTACGACACCATGTCGCGGAACTCCGACTGTAACAAATTGTTTCAGAGGAGGCTTTGTCTGTAACATTTTGTGAACGGCATTTGTGCGTTTGTCATTGACTGGGGGCGGGGGGCTGCTAAGTTAGCATTGTGGCAACGGTTCACAAGCCACGCCAAACCTCACAGTGGCAGCCTTGAAAAGCTGCGGTTACGGGCAAAATGAAAGGCTATTCAAATGAACAAAACTGCAACTACCGTTGAAGCCAAGCCAGTCAAACCGGCTGAAATCATCAGCGGGCTATACCCCCAATTGACGGCATGGCCGCGTGACGCGGGCGCTGGCAAGGCCCCCGCCAAGCACTTGATACTAGCGGCAATGGCTTTGGGCTGCGGCAAGCGCGGCAAAAAGGTGTTGGCGCTGGCGTCATATATGCGGCCTGACAGCCACAAATACCCCACCGGGGCCGTGGCTGTGGCGCTGCAAACCGTGTGCGGCGGTGACTTCAACCCGCTTCACAACGTTGCCAACATTGAATTTTGCCACAGGCTCAAATTGGGCGTTGTGAGCAAAACCAAGGTTGACAACGGCACAGCCTACACGTTGCACCTCAACGCCAAAGCAAAGGCCAAGGTGACTGACTACCTTGCCACGTTTGGCATTGCGGTCAATTGGGCTCAGGCCGTGACTGACGGTCACTTCACAATTGACGGGCTGCGGCCTGACAAGCCTAAGCCCGCTCACAGTGAGCCTGCGGTGGCCACTGACAACGGGCAAGCGGCAGCTGATGCTTACATCAGCCATGATGCTGAAACACTACCAGTGACCGCCTAACGGGCATGGCGGGGCAACCTAGCAATGGGTTGCCCCGTTAGCTTTTGCGGCATACCGGCTCAATCAAGGGCCGGTATGCTTGAAAGGCTAATCAAATGACTCCTGAAATCACTCCTGAAATCACAAACCAACTCGTGAACGCAATTGTTAAAACGGTTCACGAGTGCGGGCAAGCCCCCGAGGGCGTGCTTTACGTGGCCTTCATGCAGCTGGGCACTAGCCTGGGTGGGGGCCTGGAGGCTGAACCAGGTGAATTCATGACCCAAGACGTGACGCCGCCCGAGCCGATTTGGCTTGAGTAACAGAGGGGGCAAAAGCCCCCTCTTCTAGCCCCCGCAAATGGCAAGATCTCGTCGCGCGAACGCGCAACAGAGTTGCGAATAGCATATATTCGTCGGCTTGTCAATCCCACGACGACGAGGGAATACGAGGGGCGAGGGGTAATTAAATACCGACGACGAGGGACGGCGAGGTGCTTTTTGATACGAAGACGAGGGAATATTTGCTTATAAACGACGACGAGGAGCGACGAGGAGCCTAATTCTTATATTTCCATGACTATTTTCTATTATTTGACGAGGACGAGGCCCCCGCAAACAACGACGAGGCCAAAATAATTTCCCCTTATCTACATAATTCCCTTGGCGTTCGTAGGAAATTATGCTACATTTTTTTGTTCCCTCCCCCTAAATCCCCCATTATGCCCTGACGAGTGAAATTATCCATTTTACGGCGAGTTCTCCTCAACTTTAACCCCCACCTGGTCTGCAAACCATCTCATCCCCGGATACACAAACCCACTATTTATGGGTTTGAACGATTCCGATTCCCTTACCCAACCGTATTCGTAACTATTGACCCTTTTCATCACATCAAACACCCTCG